GGCTTGCTGTACTGACTTGCCTTCTTGCCTAGCACCACGTCTGTCGCTTCTGTACTGGACATACTGAGTCATGTAACCATTGGCTGAATTCTCACCGTAGCGGTAGTTCCACATCATCTGGAGATGAATTTGGAAAGATTCGTTGGTAGCAGTCTTGCCAGAAACGACACCGTCAATAAGATTTTTTTTGCCTAGTTTAAAACTATGACCATTGATCTGATCGGTAACTGCTAGGTGATTGTTAGCTCTCTGCTCACATAAAGCAACTGCATGATCTCTTTGCTGTCTAGCATTCTTGAAGCAAGCTTCTAAGTTAACTTTGCAATGCCAAGGTCTGTGATAGTCATTAACCATCTGGCCGTATGAATCTTCTTGAAAGAAAGTAATGCTTAATAAACCTTTAGATAGTTGATAGTAGTAAACTTTTTCTTCTACTACTTTGTTATACATTGACTTATACACTTTGTGTGTGTCGTAAGTTTTACCTTCTTGCTCACGTTTAGCCCACATAGAATTGTACTTGTCTACATCAGTTTGTACTGAAGCAATAAGCTTGTTGTAGATCTCATTCTCTAAGTGGTCTGCTAGGTTCTGTGGAAATTTGAACTGTGTCATTGTGTTGTTAATTGAAATTAGTAAGTGACAAATCGGCGGACAACCGATACTTATAGTGTTGCACTAATCCTAACACTTGTCAACAAATTAATAAAAAAAGATTGTGTCGATTTAAACCCCCTTACCAGAAAACACCCTTCTATTCAACACAAATTTTATTTTTACCATTGCGATTTATTCTACATTTCTCTATATTATGTTTAATTTTACTTATATCTTTTAATGACTCTCGCAACTAAAGTTACTCGCATTGTTGTTGGAGTTAATGAAAAGGGCTACAGAGTTAACCAATGTCATCACAACTGTACTATTCCTGACACTGTTGTAGATGCTTTACGAGATCTTCACGAAGACTACGGTATCGGTTATGGTTCCCTTTCTAAAATGTTTAATATAAGTAGAGGTACTATCGCTAAACTTTGTCGTTATGAAAGAAGAGCAGATTATCCTGACAGATTTAAAACAATCGAAATTAGGTAGACCTTCTTCTAAACCTAATCAAGTCATCGTTGAAGAGATTTGTGATTGGATTGCTCATGGGAAAACTTTACGGTCTTATTGCAGACGGAAAGGAAAGCCTTCATGGAGAACTATTTATAATTGGTTGGATAAAGATAGTGAGTTTAGTTCACGCTTCACACAGGTGCGCATGATGGGGGCTGACGCTATTGCAGAGGAAGCATTGGAGTTGATAGATACTCCTCCAGTTCTTACTGGTTCTGAAGATAGTCCAAAGCTTGATAATGCTCATGTGAATTGGATGCGTAACCGTGCAGATTTAAGACTTAAGTTGTTAGCTAAATGGTTTCCTCAGAGATATGGAGACAGAGTTGGATTGGATCATACTGGTGATATTAAATTAGTCATAAATACAGGCATTCCACAGGGATGAGCAATATAAGCCTTGACTACACCCCTAGAGCATGGCAAAAGCAATGTCACCTAAAGAGAGAAAGGTTTAGTGTCTTTGCATTGCACAGGCGATCAGGTAAGACAGAACTAGCCATAATGCAATTAATCCATGAAGCAGTTAAGACTGACAAAGATCTACCTTTGTTTGTGTATGTAGCTCCATTCCTAAAGCAAAGTAAGGCCATTGCATGGGCAAGGTTAAAGCAGAAACTAGAGCCATTGAGAAGGGCATCAGTAATTGATATAAACGAGGGTGAGCTATCAGTAAAGTTTAAACATAATGGAGCAATCATCAGGTTGTTTGGTGGAGACAATGCCGAAGCATTAAGGGGATTACGTCTAGATGGGATAGTCATCGATGAGGTTGCACAGATCAAACCAGAACTATGGCTAGATGTATGTCAACCTGCACTCTCAGACAGACTTGGATGGGCAATCTTTATTGGTACACCATCAGGCATCAACTTGTTCTCTGAGTTGTACTACAAGGCCATAGACGAAGACGGATGGACAGCAGCCAGATACACAGTATTTGATACCGATAGCTTGCATCCTGATGAGGTGACTCGTCTTAAACGTGATATGAGTGAGACATCGTTTGCTAGGGAATATTTATGTGACTTTAGTGCAGCAGGTGATGACCAACTTATTGCATTGGCAGATACCGAAGTAGCAGCACAGCGTGTATACCAGAAGGCAGATGTAGGATTCTCTCCAGTAGTGTTTGGTATTGACCCAGCAAGGTTTGGGGATGACAGATCTGTAGTATTCCGTAGGCAAGGCAGACAGGGACTTAAGCCTATTGTTTATCGAGGTGTAGACAATATGGATCTAGCTGCAAGGATAGCCAACCTGATAGAGGAACATAACCCAGATGCAGTGTTCTGCGATGCAGGTGCAGGTAGTGGTGTAATCGACAGACTAAGGCAGTTGTCATATGACGTTATAGAAATACCATTTGGAGGTAAGGCAACCAAACCAGAGCAATACATCAACCGTAGAACAGAAATGTGGTGGTTAATGAAAGAATGGATAGAGATGGGAGGTGCAATACCGAACGACACCGCACTCAAACAAGAGTTAGCAACACCGATATATTGGTACGACAATGTGGGTAGGAAAGTATTGGAAAGTAAGGATCAAATAAAGAAGAGATTGCAGGGAGCAGGGTCACCAGATCTAGCTGATGCCCTAGCACTAACCTTTGCCCTCCCAGTAGCCAAGAAACAACCAGAAGACATATACATTAAAAGACGTAAAATAGCCACAGGTAAAAAGGAATATGACCCATACACCAGAATGTAACTTTGTTCGTATAGCAGAAGGTCTAGATGTAGAGCCATTGCTTAAATTATTAGAAGCCAAACCTGAGTTATGGAAGGAAATAAAAGCAAGGCAACAATTTACTGGTACACCACATAAAGATACGGAGTCGATATATGTAAGAGGGCCATATGCAATGAGCATCTACTACGTCTTATGGGATACAGGATCATACGATTACCCATGCATGGAGTATTTAAAACCTGCATTAGTACCATTGATGCGACCAGTATTAGAAAAGTTAGAGGTTAAGGACATGGGAAGGCTACTTATTGTCAATCTTAAACCTAGTGGCCATGTGACTAAACATAATGATCAGGGAACGTATGCAGATCACTACCAAAGGTTTCATTTAGTGTTGCAAAGTAACCAATGGTGTAGCCAAACTTGCGGTGATCAGAAGCAAAAGTTTGAGGTAGGAGAAGTCTGGTGGTTTAACCATAAGAAATTACATACAGCGGATAATGTTGGCATGACCGACAGAGTGCATATAATATTTGATTGTGTAACTAATTATCCTTTATGACTAGTGTGACCGTAACTAATGATAGTAAAGCTACTGTAAACGAAAGTAGAGTACCTAAAACAGAAATTAGACTCTGCACGTTAGATGAATTTGCAGTTATAGCAGATCCATTATTTGAAGAGCATTACGAAGAGATTGCTCGCAACAAACAAATAATGAAACTGAAACCTAACTACAAGCTGTATGAAGCACTTAATTCAACAGGTTGGTTATTCATTTATGTAGCGATGCAAGGCGATGTCTGTATTGGATATTCTATGAACATAATGATGCATCACTTGCATTATGCTGATCTAAGGATTGCCCAGAATGACATTTTGTTTGTCAAAAAAGAACTTCGGGGTGGACGATTAGGTTTACGTTTGTTGAAAGCAACAGAAGATTATGCAAAATCTGAAGGCTGCAAACTAATGTTATGGCACGCTAAAGAAAACACCGCTTTAGCAAAACTGCTACCAAAGCTAAAATATGGTGTACAAGAAATTATGTATTCTAAGGAGATTTAATTATGGTAGTTACAGCAGTTGTAGCAGCATCAGCAGCAACCGTGTATAGCACAATTTCAGCAAACAATCGTGCAAATGAGCAAAGAAAACAACAACAAAAAGCATTAGAAGCACAACAGCAAGCTAATACACAAGCTCAAGAACAAGCTCAAGCGGAAGCAGACCGTGCTGATGTTGAATACAACAGGGCATCACAACAGCAACCAGAAGTCCAAGCAATTGTAAGTAGAAGTGAACAGGCTGCACAATCTGGCCCAGCATCAACGGTATTAACTGGTGGATCTGATGCAATGGTAAACCCAGCAGCACAAGCAGTAGCTGGCGGTAAAAAGAAAAAAGGACAAGGTGGTGGAGATCAAGGAGGAGGTAGTTTATTAACAGGTACAGTTGGAGTAGATCCATCTGCATTGAACTTAGGTGGTAATACATTATTAGGTAGTTAGTAAATGAAAACCAAAAGAGCAAAGTTGCTGACGAGATGGGGTCATCTGCGGTCTGAAAGGGCTACTTGGTGGTCACATTGGCAAGAAGTCACTACATATTTGCTACCAAGAAACGGACGATATTTTGAACAGGATAGAAATAAAGGTCATAGAAGACATAATTCTATATATGACAACACTGGTACTCGTGCATTAAGAACATTGGGTGCTGGCATGATGGCAGGTGCAACATCCCCTGCAAGACCTTGGTTTAGACTTGGAACGGCTGACCCAGAACTCAATAGTTATGCACCAGTAAAGCTATGGCTAGCAGATGTAACTGAACGTATGCAGTTAGTGTTTCAAAAATCTAATACATATAGAACATTACACGGAATATATGAAGAATTAGGAGCATTTGGTACTGCTGGCTCTATTATTTTGCCTGATGATAAGAATGCAATCCATCATTACCCAGTAACTGTAGGAGAATATGCAATAGCTACTGATTATCAAGGCAGAGTAAACACTTTGTACAGAGAATTTCAAAAAACAGTAGGAGAAGTGGTAAGAGAATTTGGATATAACAAATGTTCAACGTCCGTTAAGAATCTGTTTGACAGAGGTTCACTAGATCAATGGATTACGTTAGTTCATGCGATAGAACCAAGGGATGATAGAGAGCGTGACTACAAAAAGAAAGACAATATGAACATGGCATACAAGTCTTGCTACTTTGAAACAGGTGGTGATGGCGAAAGTGTACTAAGAGAAAGTGGATATAAAGAATTCCCTGCTGTTGTACCTAGATGGGGTATTGCTGGCGGTGATATATATGGCAATTCACCGGGAATGGAGTCATTAGGTGACATAAAACAGTTACAACATGAGCAATTACGCAAGGCACAGGGCATTGATTACCAAACTAAGCCACCATTACAAGTACCTAGCTATCTTAAAAACCGTGATGTAGACAGTCTTCCGGGCGGTGTTACCTTTATTGATGGAGCGCAAGGCAAAATTGAAACTGCATTTAACGTAAACCTTAATTTACAACATTTATTACAGGACATACAGGACGTTCGTGGTCGTATAAATAGTAGTTTTTATGCTGATTTGTTTCTTATGTTGGCTAATGCTACTGATACAAGAATGACAGCAACAGAAGTAGCAGAGCGACACGAAGAAAAGCTGCTTATGTTAGGGCCAGTATTGGAGCGATTACATAATGAGTTATTAGATCCATTAATCGATATTACGTTTAACAGAATGATCGAAGCTAATTTAATACCACCTGCGCCAGAAGAGTTGCAAGGCATGGAACTAAACGTAGAATTTGTATCTATGTTGGCCCAAGCACAACGTGCGATTGGTACAAATAGTGTAGATAGATATGTCAATAGCATGGGTATGGTTGCCCAAATGAAACCTGATGTATTGGATAAATTTGATGGTGATGCATGGGCTGATGGTTATGCGGATATGTTGGGTGTAGATCCATCGTTAATAGTTGCAGGGCCACAGGTTGCTAAAATACGTCAGGCAAGAGCGCAAGCACAACAAGCAGCAGCGCAACAAGAAGCACATAATCAAGCTGCTGAAAATATGTCAAAGTTAGGTAAAGTAGATGCAGGTAATGCTATGGACATGATGAACCAATTTAGCGGTTACAATTCACCATCACCATTGGAGGTATAAATGGATTTAATTGATTTACAAAAAGACCCACAGCCTATTGACAGCAATGAAATGTATGACGAACCGATGTATAGCTACGGTTTGTGCATATCGTTAGGTAGGGAAGAATTAGAAAAATTAGGTATAGAAAAATTACCAGAAGCAGGTAGCGATATGATGATAAAAGCTATTACTTATGTAAAGACAGTTAGAGAAAGTAAAGAAAAAGATGGTGTCGAACAGAATGTAGAACTACAAATAACTGCAATGGGTATAGAACCATTTGATAAAAGTGGTGATCAGGCTGATGCATTGTATGGCGAGAAGGCATCTGCACCACCAAAGGCAGCACCTGTTGCTGATACCTCAACTCTTTTATCATAGGAATTTATTATGGAAAATCCAAATTTTACAAAGATGTCTCCTGACTATAAGAAAAGGTTTAGAAACATGATTGAAAAAGATAGACAAGAAAAAGCAAGAATTAAAGCAGAAAAAGAAGAAGAGAAAAAAAGAAAAGCAGAAGAAGAAAAATTAAAAAAATTATATAATAAATCTAAAATGAATTAATTATGAGTTTATACGAAAACATCCACGCAAAACGCAAAAGAATTAAAGATGGTTCTGGTGAACGTATGCGTAAAAAAAATCAAAAGGGTGCGCCAACTGATGGAGCATTTAAAAAAGCCAAAAGAACTAGCAAAGAAGAGATGGCTAAAAAGTTATATGGCGGTTAGGTGTGACCGTAACCTAGTGATAACTCGATATATTAGAGCATGAGCGATTACAATCCTCTCGATCTCAAAAGTCAACAGAAATCTAAAGACAATAAAAAGTCCGAAGAAAGAATTGACCGACAGAACGAAGAATCGGATATAAAATGGCTTATGAGCAGCAAGAGGGGTCGCAGATTAATCTGGAGACTTCTGGAACAAGCAGGTGTATTTCGATCATCGTTTAACACCAACGCAATGGCAATGTCATTTAGCGAAGGTAACAGAAACTATGGTTTGCAAATCCTTAACTTAATCCACACTCTCTGCCCAGAACTATATCCGACAATGATCAAGGAGCAAAAAAATGTCAGAGATGCTGATGACAGAAGCCAACCAAACAAATGAAGGCGACACGCAGCAAACAGTAGACGCAACAACTGAGCAATCAGCTAATGCTACTACTGCTACTGAGCAGCAAGCTGAAAATGTGCAGAATCAACAAGTTTCGGATGAAACCGCTGTTGAAAGTGAAACTAGCGATCAGGAAGCTGTAGAAGGCGCACCTGAGACATACGAGTTTAATAGACAGGTGGCTGACGCACCAAATGAACTCGACCCCGAAGTAGTTACTGCATTCGGTGAAGTCGCTAAAGATCTTAACCTGCCACAAGAAGCTGCACAAAAGGTATTAGACAAGGTAGCACCTGTCATACAAGCCAGACAAGCCAAGGTAATAGAAGAAGCAAAAGCAGGTTGGGCAAATGATTCACAAGCTGATAAAGAATTTGGCGGTGAAAATTTTGATTCTAATCTTACTGTTGCTAAATCTGCACTTGATACGTTTGGTAATGATGCCTTGAAGTCGCTGCTTGCAGAAACAGGCTTTGGAAATCATCCTGAGATAATCAGGTTTATGTACAGAGCAGGTCAGGCAATTAGTGAAGATAGTTATGTTGGTAATTCCGAAGGTGCTAAAGGTAATAGTATCCCCAAAGATTTTAACGGCATAGCAAACGCACTATATTCTAATCAGCAAAATTAAGTCAGGAGTTATTAATGGCTACACTTTCAAATTCAAATTTAACCCTAGCGGATTGGGCAAAACGAAGCGACCCAGACGGTAGAGTTCCAATCGTTGCAGAACTGTTATCACAGTCAAACGAAATACTAGATGACTGCGTTTTTAAGGAAGGTAATTTACCTACTGGAGAACGTGTAGTTATCAGAACAGGACTACCCGGAGTTTATTGGAGAGCATTAAACCAAGGTATCCCATCAACTAAGTCAACAACAGCGCAGATCGATGAAGCTTGTGGAATTCTAGAAGCAAGATCTGAAGTTGATAAAGACTTAGCAATGTTAAATGGTAACACTGCACAATTCCGTCTATCTGAAGACACTGCTTTCTTGGAAGCAATGAACCAGACACAGGCAGAAACAATGTTTTACGGTAATCCCGGAACAGATCCTAAGAAGTTTCTAGGTCTAGCACCAAGATACGGTGATCTTTCAGCGGATAACGCAGTTAACATCCTTAGTGCAGGTGGATCAGGTTCTGATAATGCTTCTGTATATCTAGTAGTTTGGGGTGATAATACTGTTTATTGTCCTTTCCCTAAAGGATCTAAGGCAGGTTTAACACACGAAGATCTAGGCGAACAAACTGTTTACAACAGTGACGGTACAAGGCTACAAGCTTTTGCTACTCGTTACCAGTGGAAGAATGGTTTGGTTGTTAAAGATTGGAGATACGTTGTTCGTATTTGTAACATTGACATTTCTGACCTTTTAGGAAGTTCAAGCACACAAGCTTCTACTGCTTCAACTGCTCTTGTTAAACTAATGGCTAGAGCATTGTACAGAATTCCTAATATGGCTATGGGAAGAGCAGCGTTCTACATGAACAGAACTGTTCACTCAGGTTTATCAATTGCAGCAATGGACAAATCACAGTCTGTTTTAGCAATCCAAGAAGGTTTATCACAGTTTGGATCAGCACAAAGCTACTTATCATTCTTAGGTGTTCCTCTAAGAAGAGTAGATGCGCTAATCAATACCGAAGCTGCGGTAAGTTAACCCATTTATTATTAAAGGAGATTCAAAATGATTACAGATTCATTGCTCAGAGTGAGCGAAGATCAAGCACTTACTACAACTGCTGTTTCTACAAACACTGTTGATTTAAGTGTTGCTAGAGACATGGGTGAAGGTACTGATTTATACATGAACTTTGCCGTTACTACTGCATTAGCAAATGGTACAAGCGTAAAGTTTGAAGTTATTACCAGTGCAAGTGCAAACTTGGGAAGTCCTACTGTTATAGGCAGCAGCGATGCTATTCTTACAGCAGCACTTACATTAGGTAAGAACGTAGTAGTACGTTTAAACCCAGACATTGCTGGCAAAGGTCAAAGATACCTTGGTGCTAGATACACAATTGCTGGTACTTTTAACGCTGGTAAAGTTACTGCTGATATAGTAGAAACAATCGGTGACGGTAGAAAGTTCTATGCTTCTGGCTTTACCGTAGCTTAAATTAAAAATGACTTATGCCTATTTACAAAGCTAAAATCAAGTGTTTCGTTGGTCAATCTATAAGAGAAGCTGGCGAAGAATTTGAGTATAACGGAGAATTTTGCAAGCATCTTGAGTTAATTAGTGGTGCTGAACCTCAGACACCTGTAGCGTCTACTACACCTGTGGAAGCTGAAGTAAAGACAACTAATTTAGAACTTATGACTAAAGCAGAACTTGAAGTTTATGGTCGTTCTATCGGTATTGAACTTGATAGAAGACAAACAAAAGATACTCTAATTAAACAACTTGAAGCAGCTAATAAATAGGCTTGGTCTTCTTATTTGACATACAGGGGGCTAGTAGTATTACTGCTATCCTCCTCTTTTTATAGGAGATGTAATGGCAACCGAAGTAGATATTTGCAACCTTGCCCTAGCGCACTTGGGTGATGATGCAACAATAGCTACGCTATCCCCACCAGAAGGATCAGCGCAAGCAGAAAAAGCTGCACGTTTTTATCCAATAGCAAGAAACACTTTGCTACAAATGCATACATGGAATTTTGCAGCAAAACGTGGAAATTTAGCACTTACAACAAATACTCTTGACCAGTGGGATTATGCATATGTCGCACCTGCTGACATGATGTCACCTATTTCAATAATATCTCCGACAGCACAAAACGATTACGCTACAAGAATGTCTGCTGGCGATACCCCCGGAGGAATTACATCTAATTACGCACCTACAATTGTGGCAGGGCAATATACACCACAACAATTTGCGATAGAAGGTACTTATATTTATACAAACCAAGAAAATGCAATGTTGCGATATCAAGCATTTATAACTGACCCATCAACTTTTTCACCTTTATTTGTAATTACATTGTCATGGCATTTGGCATCAATGTTAGCAGGGCCAATAATAAAAGGAGATCAAGGAATAGCAGAAGCAAAACGTAGTACAGAAATGATGCAAGGTTATTTAGCAAGTGCAAAACAATCTGACAATTTACAAAGAGATATAACGATAGAACATATTGTACCTTGGACATCAGGGAGGTAAACAATGCCAGTTACACGCACATTTGCAAAAGCATTTTCAGCAGGTGAGATTTCTCCAGAAATGTTTGGCCGTATTGATGACGCTAAATATCAGCAAGGTGCTGCAACAATGCGTAATTTTATTGCCAAACCACAAGGGCCAGCACAAAACAGACCGGGGTTTGCATTTGTAAAAGAAGTAAAAGACAGTACAAAAGCTACAAGGTTATTATCTTTTACATTTAATACTGTTCAAACAATGGTTATTGAAATGGGTAATACCTATTTTAGATTTCATACTCAAGGACAAACATTACAATATACAGACGGTACAGCATGGAGTGGCAGTACTAATTATGTAGTTGGTGATATAGCAAAATATAGCGGTACAAATTATTATTCTAAAACTGTACATTCTAATAGTCAGCCACCAAACTCTACAAATTGGTATGCTTTACCTGCGGATTTTACATACGAAATACCATCACCATATTTAGAAGCAGAATTATTTGATTTACATTATGTACAATCTGCTGATGTTATAACGCTAGTACATCCTAATCACGCACCAAGAGAATTAAGAAGATTAGGCGCAACAAAATGGGAAGTAAAACTAATTGATTTTGGAAGTCCATTAGCATCACCTACAGGAGTTAGTGTAGCTGCTTATATACCATCATCTACTAGTACTAATACTGATACTTTTGCAACTCATAATTATGTTGTAACTGCTATTGCACCAAATTTAGTAGACGAAAGCGCACAATCAAGTGCTGCATCTGTTAACAATAATATTTTTGTTACTGGAGCAAAAAATACTGTTACTTGGAACGCAGTTAGTGGAGCTACTAGATATAGAGTATATAAAGATCAAGGTGGTATTTTTGGTTTTATTGGTGAGACTACAACTACAACTATTATTGATAATAATATAGGGCCAGATTTTTCTGTAACACCACCAATATATGAAAATGATTTTGTAGGTACTGGTAATTATCCCGGTGCTGTATCTTATTTTGAACAACGTAGAGTGTTTGCAGGTACTAATAATGCACCACAAAATATATGGATGACCAAATCAGGTACTGAAAGTAATATGTCGTTTGGTTTACCTATAAGAGATGATGACCGTATTGAGTTTAGGGTTGCTGCTCGTGAAGCAAATACTATCAGACATATTGTTCCGTTAACGCAATTGCTATTGCTTACAGGTTCAGCAGAGTGGCGAGTTACTTCTGTTAACAGTGACGCTATAACACCTACATCTATATCAGTAAAACCACAATCTTATGTTGGGTCTAATAATTCACAACCAGTAATTGTTAATAACAGCATGGTTTATGCTGCATCTCGTGGCGGTCATGTAAGAGAACTTGGTTATAACTGGCAAGCAAATGGATTTATTACAGGTGATTTGTCATTAAGAGCAGCGCATTTATTTGATCATTTTGAAATTAAAGACATGGGAATGGCAAAAGCACCATTGCCTGTAGTTTGGTTTGTTAATGATCAAGGTAAATTATTAGGTCTTACATATGTACCAGAGCAAGCAGTAGGTGCATGGCATCAGCATGATACTGATGGTTTGTTTGAGAGCGTTGCAGTAGTAGCTGAAGGTGCTGATGATGTAGTTTATTGCGTTATAAAAAGAACAATTAATGGTGCTAGTAAAAGATATATAGAACGTATGGGAACAAGAATATATGCAAACCAACGAGATAGTTTTTTTGTTGATTGTGGTGCAACATATAATGGTACAAATACAGACACAAACCAAACAGTAACTATATCTGGCGGTACAAATTATACAAGAGGAGAAAGCGTTACAATTACTGCTAATTACAATTTATTTCAAGCACCTCCTAGTGTCGCTGATAAAGATGATGCCATAGTTTTACTTGATGGGACGACAACTTATAGATGTGTAATTTTATCTACATCAAGTCAGACGGTAGCAACTGTAAAATTAGACGTAGATTTACCAGCAAGTTTACGCAATACAGGAATTACAACCTACGAAGTGGCAAGAAACACAATTACAGACTTGTCATATATAGAAGGTAAAACAGTAAGCATTTTGGCAGATGGTGCAGTGCATCCACAAAGAGTTGTTAGCAGTGGCACTGTTACATTAAACCGTGCAGCTAGTGTTGCTCATATAGGTTTGGAATACAACAGCGATTTACAATCATTGCCTTTGGCTTTGCAAGTAGAAGCATTTGGTCAAGGCCGAGTAAAAAATTTAAATCATGTTTGGTTAAGAGTATTAGAATCATCTGGTATTTTTGCTGGCCCATCTTCCGATAAATTAATAGAAGCAAAACAACGTACAACAGAACCATATGGATCACCACCTAATTTAAAGACCGAAGATATAAAAATTATGTTAACTCCTACTTGGCAAGATAATGGTCAATTATTTGTACGACAAACTGACCCATTACCATTAACTGTTGTTGGTCTAACTTTAGAAGTTGCCATTGGTGGATAGTGTGACCGTAAACAGATAAACTGTATGTATATTATAAAAATAAGTAGAGTGTTGAGCTAATGTCTACAGGCTGGTCATCTTTAGGTTTAGGAGACAAATTTGGTCTTATTACTGGTATAGGTAGCACTTTAACTGGCATGATTGCTGATAGGGCTGCTGCTGATACACAAAGATATCAATTAAAAAGTCAGGCATTAAATCTTGAGCATCAACAAGATATGGCGAAGCTCAACAAACGTATGTTGGAGAGCCAAGCGCAACATATTGGAAGAGCATATAACAAACAAATAGCAATACGAACTATGAAAGCAGGTCAAGCAATATCAAGTTCTAAAGCATCGTTTGCTGCAAGGGGTATACAAATGGGTGTTGGTAGTACAGCAAATGTTTTTGCCAGTGCTGAAATATTAAAAGAAATAGACAAGTTAACTATGAATACAAATAAAGTAAAAGCTATGAGTAATCAAAGATTGCGAGCAGTTAATATGGGAATAAGAGGAGATATGCTTGGAGTATCTGCTGATAATTTATTTTCTACAGCTTCAACTATAAGTCCATTTATGAACATGAGCAGTACGTTATTAACAGGAGCAACCAACATTGTTAGTAATTTACCAAAAAGTTTTTGGGAAAGAGGATAATTAATTATGGCAAGAGTACCGTTACAACAAACACCACAAGTAGGACTAGAAATTGGTTCTGCTCCGCAATTTACTGGTGGAAGAATAGAACCTGTACAAGATACTGTTACAAATGATTTGCAAAGAGCAAGTAAGGCACAACAAAATGTTTCTGAAATTGCTTTTAAATTACAAGATGAATATAACGATGTTGAATCAAAAAAATTATATAACGATTTTTACAGTGAATTAGAATTAAATACTAATAACTATCTTAATACTCAAGGTTTTGATGCAGTTAAAACTGTTGATAAAGACACTGGCAATAGTCAATATGATTTAACTAGTAACAATAACTATGGATTAATGGAAGCATATGCAGAAAAAGCAAGTAATGGTGATATAAAATATTTGTTTGAAAATATGGCATCAGTTTCATTAAGATCTGCGGAAAATAAAATGACGCAGCATTCTATAAAACAACAACGTTTAGCTCACGAAAATGAAGTAAAAGCTGCTCTTGAAATTAGAAAAACAATTGCAAAAAATAATTATGCAAGTTGGAATGATCCTACTGGCGAATTTGTTTTGCATTATGCAGCAGGTTTAGAAAAACTAAAAGAACAAGCAATATTAAAAGGTTGGAATCTTGATCCCGAAGCAGAAGATGTTAACGGTAATAAAATAGGAATTAGCGATCAATATATAAAATCAATAAATGAATATAATATGGATATATATAAAGACCTTATAAAAAAACTTGGCGAAGATACAGAATGGGGTGAAATAGAAAGATTATTTGAAAAATTAAATCCAATATTAAATCCAAAAGATGCTTCTAAATTAAAGGCAAAAGTAGAAAAAGACCATATGGAACATAACCAAGAGGTTATTAATGACACGCTTATTGCTAATAATAGTAATCAAAACAATGGCAATTTTTTAGATCAAGCAAACACAATATTTGGTTTAAGTAGCAACAACACTACATCTAATGGTATTGGTGGATCAGTTAAAGACGGTTTTAATAGTAATGATGAACTTATTAACATAACAGGTAGTCAAAGAAATGAAAGAATAGAACTATTACAACAAATTAGAAGTACGTCTAAATTTTATAAAGAGGGCAGCACAAAACAGTTAATACCACAACATCAAACAACACATTTGTTTGCGACACAAAAACTTGGTGTAAATAAAGCAGACTCGTTATATAGCAAAGCAGAACGAGAATATGAATTGCCTGAGTTTAAAAATACATTTCCAGATAATAAAGCAGGTCGTAGAAAATTTAAAATAGCTAAGAAAAAATTTGAAGAAGAATTTTTTAAAAACCCAGAAAATGAAAAAATAATAAAAGCAGCAATATTGGATAAATACAATCAATTAATTGAAGACGCAACAGGTGATAGATATAATATGTTTTACAGCAAAACAAAAACTATATTTCCAAACCCACCAAAAAGAAGTGATTTTGGAACTGGTAAGTCAGGAGGTACAGCATACAGTAAAGCTAAAAAAGAATATTATCAAAACAAAGATAATGCAATACAAGTAAATCCCGGTGTTCGTACTGAAGATTTAGAATTTTTTACTGGCGAAAAAAGATTTGGAGGAAGAACTGGTCAAAAAGATTTTGCAGAAACAAAAGCAGATAAAGCAGAAATATATCAAAATAAAATTGCCAATGATTTAGAAGTTTTAAAGAAAAATGTTAACTATGATTACAATCCAGACACAGACGAAACAATAATAGTTGATGAAATTACAGGTTTACAACCAAAAGAAAAGTTAGTAGAAAAATTAAAAGATACAGTTATAGATGAAGAAGAATTAGATTATGCAATAAAAGATTTAGATATTAAATATAGTCAAATAGAAAATAAAACAAAAAGTATATACTATCAAGCTTTTAATAATGCAAAAGAAATAGCATTTGCAGCACCGGGAGGATGGCAAAATTTAATTGCTAACAATGTAGATATTGATAATTTTACCGAGCAAGATCAGGAAATATTAAAAAATGGACAGCCAGTAGAATCAGATGTAGATACAGTAGTTCAACTAAAAACTAATCCAGCAGAAATTGCAACTAATTTAGAATCATATAGTCACAAATTAAGTAACGGACAATATTTAGAATTAAAACGATATGCAGCTTCTTTAAGAAGTGAAAACAAAGTAATAGAAGCGACAGGCAATGTCACTATGTTAAAAGCTACTTTAGATAAATATGATATGGGTGATTTATATACGTCTAAAAATAAAGAAAAGAAAAAACAATATATTGCTATAAATGACGCATGGTTAACAGAAATTAACGCACGACAAATAACAAAAGGAAATGTAAAATTAACTATGGGTGAAAAACGAGATGCTTTAAACGATATATTATTAGACAATGTCAATGTTGATAATGATCCATTTTTAGGATTTATTGGTGGTGGCGATACAAAAGATACAAATGTTTTCTTTGTTGATCAAGATAGATTACAAGATGTTTATGTTGACATACCTTATAAAGACAAAAACGTAAGAGTATTTACAAGTAAAATTGATCCAGAAGTTTTAAAACTAATTATAAAATCTTTGCGCAAAGCAAATAAACCTACTACACAAAAAAATATTGCAGATTATTTTGTACGCAAAGGTCAACCTAAAAATGAAACTGAAGCATTTTTATATAAGGAGGATTAATAATGCCTACTAATCCATTTGATGATTTAAATTCTTTAGCACCAAGCCAAAACTATAGTGAAAAAAATCCATTTGATGATTTGTATGAACAAGAAAATAAAGAACGAGAAAAAAAATTAAAACAAATTTTAAACACAGTTTCTACGTTAGATCCAGATAACACTGGTGAAGCACAAAAATTAGCAGAGCGTTTAAATTTACCATCTGGTGTTGCTTTAAATAGTGATAAAACTTTAAATATTTTAAAAGAAAGAAATAAACGACAAAATATATATCAACTGGATTTAGCTAATACAAATCCAATATTAATGCGTCATTTAACTGATCCTAATTTTGCAGCAATAGCGCAAGACAATGTAGAACGTTTAGGTCTTATAGAAGGTGCATTTACTGGTATACAAAATTTTCCTGATAACGCAGCACAAGGTTGGGAAAAAGGTAGGTTGCAATCTGAACAAGGCAAACTAGGTTTCCAAAAAGCACTCAATGTAGAACTAGGCAAACCTAACGAAACAATAGATAAACGTATAGAAGAGATTGGTGTAAGGCTTGAAGAACTAGAAGGTGATGGTTCTGGATTATGGGAAAACACTTTTACTATAGGTGGTCAATGGTCTAAAACCATGCAAGAAGCAGTAAAGTTTGGTGTGGCTGGTGGAGCAACAGGTGGAACATTAGGATTATTTGGTGGCCCATTTGCACCTATTACTGTTAAAGGTGGAATTATTACTGGATTTATATGGGGTTTAACCACTGGTTCGGCAAAAGAAGGAACGATGATAGAAGCAGGTCATCAATATAATGCTCTTATAGACATGGGTATTTCCCATGAAGTAGCAAGAAACGTTGGCATATCAGTTGGTCTTGTTAATGGTGGATTAGAATTTGTCGGTTTTAGTACAGTTACAGCACCAATAAAAAGTTTGTTAATAAGAGAGACTATGCAAGAAGTTAATAAGTCTTTAGTAAAGCCTACTATGGTGCAAGTTTTACGCAAAACTGGAACTACAGCTTTTCGTAATTGGGCAACAGAGGTTGGTACTGAGCAGCTACAAGAATTGGTAAATATTGCAGGTGAAGATTTTGCTAACTATTTTGAAGAAGGCGAATTTGAAAGTAAATTATTAACAGCAGAAGGTAGAACAGAAATATCGCAAAGGCTTGCTGCTGTATTTGAAATGGTTGCTACTGGTATGCTTCCACTTGCTGGTATCAGTGCAGGGCCAACTTTTATAAGTGATGTTAGTAAAGCAAAAAAAGCAACAAAAGATGCTGCATTTATTGATTCATTAACAACTTTATCTACAACAGACAAAACAAAAACTAGAAATCCAAATGCATTTGAATCTTATGTACAAAATGTAGCTAGTGACAAAGACGTACCAAACATTTTTGTAGACGCAGAAATATTAAATCAGCAGTTAAGAAGCAATGGTATAACTATGGAACAGTTAGAATTGTTTTCTCCACAAATAGCAAATGATTTAAAAGAAATTAATGCTACAGGTGGACAGGGAGATATTGCAGTACCGACAGGAACATACGCTGCAAAAATTGCTGGCACACAATTAGGTCTTGCATTGCAACCTCATATGCGTGTAACTCAAGACAGTATGAGTGCAATAGAAGCTGGTCAATTTGCAGAACAAAGAGAAACATTAAAACAAGAAGCAGAACAAATATTAAACGAACAAAAAGAATTAGTAGATGAATTAAGAAAAGACGCTAACACTATACAAACAAATATTAGTGAGCAGTTAAAAACTACTGGTGTATACACACCTAATCAAACAAAATTTTTATCTTATTTTGTGAGAGATTTTGTAGTTACGCAAGCAAACCAATTAGGAATAAAACCAAGTGAGTTTTTTAGTAAATATTTTTACAACATAACTACTGACGATAAATTTAATGTATCACCAGAACAACAACTATTTAATCAAGATGGTTCAGTTAAATTAGACACACCTGCATTTAAAAAGTTTTTTGGTAAGTCTGTATTAAAAAATTCTGATGGCACTCCACAAATTGTTTACCACGGCACTACAGATAACATAGATAGTTTTGATTTAAATCATCCAAAAAGATTAGATACTGGATGGTTAGGTACTGGAATATATGTAACTGACAACGAAAACCTAGCTAAATATTATGCAAATTTAAAAAAAAGCAGACAAATACAAGGTCGCATACCATCTGACGGTTCTATAGAACCAACTGTTATGCCTTTGTATGTACGTCTAGAAAATCCATACAAAGCAACACTAGATGACAAAGAATTAGTTAAATCAGGTCAAGTATCAGCAGATGCATTTAAAGACAGACTTATAGCAGAAGGATATGACGGTGCAATTATGCCTGTACTTGATGGTAACGAAATAGTTGTATTTGATAATAAAGCAGTTAAATCAACAATAAATAGCGGTACATGGAATACAGAGATAGCAAACATATATAAACAACAAGTACAAGAAATATTGGCACAGAGAGGTAAACAAAAAAAAGGTAAACCAATACCACAGGCCGTATTTCAAATAGCACGAATTGTAGAAAATTTTGACTTTGCAAGTAGTAAACCATTTGCAACTAACCGTGATTTTAAGCTAGAAATACAAAACCGTATAAAGGAAGAAGCTAAAAAAGCTAAAGTTGATGTTTCGCAATTTACTGTAGAAACAGAAAAATATCTTGTACAAACATTATTGGCAGACGCACAGTTTGCTTTACAAGAAAATGCAAATGCTGTTGGCTGGTATAACGAAAAAGTTAGTAAGGCATTAGGTGTCCTTTCTATAATTCATCCAGAAATTGCTACTGATGTTCAATCTAATTTTATTTTTAAATGGGCATTAGCAGTTACATCTAACGGTATAAAAGTTGATAAAAATTTTGAATTAGCAGAACAAGCATATGCTTTTTATAAAACAAATAATGCATTACCAGAAGTGTTTGAATCAGGTGGTGAAGCTAGAGAAGCAATGGAAATAGCATTTAAAACAATGAATAGATTATTAAAAGAAAAACCTTTTGCAGAATTAGAAGAATTTATGAGAACAATGCATACGGTTAAAGAAGTAAAAGAATATACAGGTAGAAATGTAGGTGGTGGTTATGGTTTATCAGAAATGGTTTATGGTGCAGCAATAGCAGGGCCAAAAATTGGTAATGGATTTTTTGCTAATTTGTATGGTCAATATGAACAATTAACTATGGATAGATGGTTGATGCGTACATGGGGTCGTGTAACAGCTACGTTAGTTACAGATAAAACAAAACAAGCAAGAATAAAACGTGATCATATACAACAAATTATTAGGTCATTAACAAAAGAACAAAAAAAAGCATTTGAAACAATAATAGGTAGAAAACTTACATTAGGTGATATTGATAACGTAGCTTTAGCAATTAAGAACGCATCTACCGCACCTGCTAATCGTGTTGCTATGGCACAAATTGCAACGTTTGCAGAAGATTCTAAGCATGAGCAAATATTTTTAGACATAATGGGTCAGCCTAGAAAAGGTGATAAGACATTAAGTCTTGGTGATTTATTGCGTAAAAGAGGTAATTTATTAGCTAAAGATAATGATGGTCAAAAAGAAGCACCAAGTGGCGCACCAGAAAGAAGAAATATTGTAAAAGTTTTTTCACAAGTATTAGAAACATTACAACAAACTGAACCAGATCTTACGATGGCAGATTTACAAGCACTTGTTTGGTATCCAGAAAAAAAATTATATGACTCAGCTAAATTAAAAGAAGCAGCCGTAGAAACAGGTTATGCTGATAATGAAGCACCTGATTACGCTAATGCTGCTGTTGGTTTTGCTGCTAAACTAGGCATAACTAATGATCTTATACAAACAAAATTACAGGAGGTTGATAGTGAGTTACAGTTACAATCCGATGAGCGTGCAACAAGAACACAACGAGATGATACAGGACGAGGAGATAACACAGATGTTGGAGGAACTTTCCAACAACAAGGAAGAATTGACGAAGCCACAGAACTCCCCCTTAATGCAGACGGAACAGTTACCGTCTACCACCACACCAACAGAAGAGCAGCAGAACAAATTAGAGCCACAGGTCAACTTAGGAGTGCTGGAGAACCTGATGTCTACGTTACCACCAGAGCAATCACAGATACTGGCTACGGTGATACCGCAGTTGCAATCAGGGTCGAGCCTACCCGACTTGCTCTCGATGATGAGTTCCCAAACGGACGAAGAGATTACAAATTAAACGTTGGAAAACCTAAAGGGTCTATACAAGTAAAAGTAGGAGAATTTTTACAACAAGCAAATCCTGACGGTATAAGAGGTGGTTTTGATCCTAAAACTTTAACTACAGTTTTAACGCAAGAATCTGATCTTTCTACGTTTTTACATGAGACAGCGCATTATATGTTAACTGTCATGGAAGACATTGCTATGTCTGACCAAGCATCACAACAACAGACAGATGATTTTCAAACCTTGTTAAATTTCTTTGGAGTAAAAGATGCACAGACTTGGAATCAATTATCTATAGACAAAAAAAGAAAATTTCACGAAGCATTTGCTTATAACTATGAAATTTATTTATTTGAAGGAAAAGCACCTAACACCAAACTACAAGAAATATTTAATAGATTTAGTAGATTTTTACGCAGAATATACAAATCAATAAGAGATGAATTAAACGTTATATATAGAAAAGAAAACGGCCAAGATTTGCCAATTTTAACTGACGAGATAAGAAGTGTTATGGATCGAATGTTGGCTAGTCAAGAACAAATAACACAGGCTGAAGAAATATACGGTATGAAAGCTATGTTCCAAACTCAAGAACAAAGCGGAATGGATGATGCAACATGGAATGAATATACACAAGCAATGCAAGCAGCAGAAAATAAATCAATGGAAGAATTAACAAAAGCTAGTATGCGACAAGTAAAATGGTTATCTAATGCTAAAAGTAAAGTATTAAAAGATATACAAAAAGACGTAGAAAAAACTAGAAAAAAGGTAGTACAAGAAGAAACAAATAAAATTGAAAAAGAAAAATTATATCAAGTACAAGCATTCTTAAAACGTGGCGAATTTGTCAACGATCAAGGAGAAAGAGTTGTTGCTGGATCTGGTCACAAAATAGAAATAGCATCATTAAAAAATTTAGTGCCATTTTATGATATGGCATCAGAAATTAAAAAATTGCGTACTGGTAAATACGGCATGGTTGCAAAAGAGGGTATGCCAGTATCTCTTGTTGCTGAGATGTTTGGTTTTAAAGATCCAGTAGAAATGATAAATGCGTTAGTAGATATGCGACCAATGAAGGAAATAGTTATGGAACGTACAGATCAGCGTATGCTTAATGAGTTTAGTAATCTTACCGATCCAAGAAGACAAGAGTTACAAGTACAAGAAGCAATACATAATGAAGCAAGAGCAAGATTTATATCTGTTGAATTACGTTTTTTATCTAAATCTATGCAGCCGGTACGGTATCAGGTTGCTGCTGCTAAACAAGTTGCAAAAGAACTATTAGCTAAAAAAAAATTAAGAGATATAAGGCCATCACAATTTAGTCGTAATGAAATAAAAGCTGCAAAAAATGCTGAAGCAGCAATGAAAAAAGGTGATACTCTTGCTGCAATAAAAGCCAAAAAATCACAATTATTAAATAATCAATTAGCTAAAGAAGCATTAGAAATACATCAAACATTTGACAAAGCACAAAAATTATTTAAACAAGTATTTGGTTCTGATAAAAAAATAGCAACAAGAAGAAATATGGATTTAATTAGTGCTGCTAGAGCAATACTCGCTGCTTATGGCCTTGGCCCTGCCGTAGATAAACCTTCAGCATATACCGACAAATTACAAGCATACAACCCTGATATGTTTGAACAACTAAAACCATTAATAGAAGACTTAACAAATGAAGGGCAGCAAGACATTAAAGATTTAACAGGTGAAAAATTTGATACTGTTTACGAAATGATCCAAACATTATGGTATCAATCAAGAAGAGATAAACAAGTTGTTATAGAAGGCAAACGTGTAGAGCTAGAAGCAGTAGTAGATGAATTGGTTGGTGTTATGTCAAGAATGGAGACACCAACACCAGTAGGAGTTGAAGCAGCACCAAGAACACGAGTACGTTTTAAAAGAGCAATGCAACAAGGTAAAGCAATGGTAAGACGTATTGAGCATTGGGCAGATGGCATGGACGGTGCTACAAAAACTGGTCAAGGTTTAATTGGTAGCGTAGTTTTAGAACGTGACGAAGTGCGAGCAGGTGCATTTACCAGATATATTTGGAGACCAGTAAAAAATGCATTAAATAAATACAGAGTAGAAAGAGCTAATTACACAAAAAAATATTCACAAATGCTTGCCAAGTTAGATATGCCTAAAGGAAAAATTGTATCTGGAGAATTTGGTTACACATTTGGTAATGCTAACGGTGATTTTGGTAAATCTGAATTGCTTGGTGCTATGTTGCATACTGGCAATACAAGTAACTTGCGTAAACTTTTATTAGGTAGAGGTTGGGCAAGTATTAATGAAGATGGATCTATAAACACAACTGCATGGAAAACTTTTGTAGCTCGTATGGAAAGTGAAGGTATTCTTACTGCTAAAGACTATACGTTTTTACAAGAGGTATGGGATCTTAATGAGCAAATGAAACCTCTTATACAGAAAGCACATAACGATGTTTATGGATATTATTTTAAAGAAGTAGAAGCTACACCTATAGTTAACAAATATGGTTCATATAGAGGTGGTTATGTACCAGCAAAAACAGATCCTTTTTTAGTTAGCGAAACAGAAATAAAAGCAAAACTAGAAGATTTAAGAAGTGAATTTAGACAATCATTACCTTCTACTGGTAATGGTTTTACAAAAGCAAGAGTTGAATATAACAAGCCATTATCTTTAGATTTACGCATAATGACTAAACATATAGATGATGCATTACGTTTTGCATTTGTACAACCTGCAATAGAAGATACATTTAAAATTTTAAAAAATAAAACATTTGCGAATAGATTATCAGAATTAGATCCAACAATAATGGACAATGCATTGATGCCGTGGCTAAATCGTTCTGCTCGTCAAACAACAATGACAGCAGGTAGGTTTAAAGGTTTTGATAAATTTTGGACAAAAGTAAGAGCGAGTACTGGTGTTGGAATTATGTTTGCAAATATAAGAAATGGTTTGCAGCAATTTACAGGATATTTCCCTGCCATGATAAAGGTAGGGCCAAGTTATTTAAAAGGTTCATTAGCGCAATATGTACAAAATCCAATGCAATTTCAAGAAGAAATAGCAGAACTATCACCTTTTATGAAAGAACGTCAGTTTAATCAAATATTTGATGTACAAGATACATTAAATCAATTATTAATAAATCCAAATCAATATCAAAAAGTACAGAAGTGGGCAGAAAGGCATGGATATTTTATGCAGCAAGCATTTCAAAATCAAGTTGATAGTGTAGTTTGGTCTGCTAGTTATAACAAAGTTTTAACTGAAAGTCCAAAAACTATGTCAGAAATAGAAGTACAAAAAGAAGCTATACAACAAGCAGATGCAAATGTACGTTTAACACAGGATAGTTTACAGGCAGAAGATTTAGCAGCATTTCAAGTTGGTTCTCCTTTTTATAAAACTATGGTGCAATTTGGTGGTTATTTTAATATGATTGCAAATTTAAATGCTACTCAATATAAAAAATTATTTAATGATTTGGGATGGCGAGGAACAAAAGGTCAATTGTTTATGACTTATTTATTAGGTTTTGCTATGCCAGCTTTTGTCGCAGATTTAATAGTTAGAGCAACAGGTGGTGATTTAGATGATGAGGATGAAGACGGATATATAGACGATGTTGCAGGTTGGTTTTTTGGTTCACAATTTAGAGCTACTTTTGCTCTAGTACCATTTGGAAACATAGCGATTGTGCCATTTAATTCTTTTAACGATTTGCCATATGATGATCGTATTACAACAAGTCCATCTATTTCAACTTTAGAAGCAGCAACGGTTGGTACGGCTAGAACTCTTATCAATGCTGCTGATCCTGATAAAGAAATTACAGGTAAAAATGTAAGAGATATATTATCATTAATGACTTTAGCTACTGGTATACCTTTTACATCTATAGGCCGTCCTGTTGGTGTACAGTTTGACATTAATAGAGGTGTAATAGATCCAGAAAATACACCAGATTATATAAGGGCATTAATTACAGGTAAAGCTAGTCGCAGAAGTAGGGAATAAGGTGTGACCGTAATACAAAGAATCAGTTGTAACCTTAATAAGATAGTGAAATAGTCTAGTTAATGACAATAAATTCGACTACAAGAAAGACGAATTCGTTAGTTGGGAATGGGAATACTCATACATATCCTTTTGCCTTTAAAGTTTTTACTGATGCAGATATTGTTGTAAAAAAATTAGAAGCAAGTACTAGTATAGAAACTACATTAACTTTAGGATTAAATAATGATTACATTGTTACTTTAAACGCAGACCAAAACAGCAATCCCGGTGGAAGTATAACTTTAAAATCAGGTGGTAATAATTCAAATTTAGCTAGTGGTTTTAGTATTGTTATTACATCTGCTGTTCAATCTTTACAAGGAACAGATCTTACTAACCAAGGAGGATTTTTTCCAGAAGTTATAAATGATGCGCTAGATAAATCAGCAATTTTACATCAGCAACAACAAACAGAACTAGATAGGTCTATAAGATTTTCATTAACCAATACTATTGGTAGTTTAGAAATTACAGAAAATGCTGCAACTCGTGCAAATAAAGTTCTAGGTTTTGATAATTTAGGTGAATTTGAAGTATTACAAGAACTAGGTACATACAGAGGAAACTGGACAGCAAGTCGTGCTTATGTTGTAAGGGATTTAGTAAAGGATACTTCTACTAATAATATTTTCTTTTGTAATACAGCACATACATCTTCTGGATCACAACCGTTAACAACTAATACTAACTCTGCAAACTGGGATCTTATTGTAGACGCAGCGACAGCAACAACATCATCAACAAACGCAGCATCGTCAGCCACGGCAGCAGCCAGTTCTGCCACAGCAGCAGCATCAAGCCAGACCGCAGCAGCAAGTAGTGCAACGTCAGCAGCAAGCTCTGCTTCTACAGCAACTACAAAAGCAACTCAAGCAGACACTGCAAAAACAGCAGCGCAAACTGCACAAACAGCAGCAGAAACTGCCAAGACCGCAGCGGAAACAGCACTAGATACTTTTGATGATAGATATCTAGGTGCAAAATCTTCTGATCCTACTCTTGATAATGATGGTAATGCACTTATAGATGGAGCATTATATTTTAATACTTCTGATAACGTCACTAAAGTTTATGACCTTGGTAATACTGCATGGGTTTTATTAAAACTTACAGATGCGAACCAAACTAAAGTTAATACAGTACAGGCTTCTATTAGTAATGTTAATAGTGTTGCCGGTAGCATATCTAATGTAAATGCTGTTGCAGGTAATGCGACCAATATTAATGCCGTAAATAGCAACGCAAGTAATATCAACACAGTTGCAGGTGCAGCATCTAATATTAGTAATGTCAGTGGATCAATAGCAAATGTAAATACAGTTGGCGGTGGTATAGCTAACGTAAACACGGTTGCAACAGAAATAAACAATAACAAGTTACAAACGGTAGCTAATAACATTAACGCAGTTGTCACTGCTGCTGATGATCTTAATGAAGCAACTTCTGAAATAGATACAGTTGCAACTAACATTGCCAACGTAAATAATGTTGGTAATGCAATTTCAAACGTAAATACAGTCGCAGGTATTGCAAGCAACGTAACTTCAGTAGCAGGTAACGCATCAAACGTTAATACCGTTGCTGGTGCGATAACAAATGTAAATAACGTAGGCGGTAGTATTGCAAATGTTAATACTGTTGCGACTAATTTAAGTGGTGTTAACTCTTTTGCAGAAAGGTACAGAACAGATAATACTGGTAACAATCCATCTAGTAGTTTAAATGGTGGTGATTTATTTTTTAACCAAGCAAGCGGAAAACTTTTAGTTTATAACGCAGTAAGTAGTGCATGGGAAGAAACTCAATCTGTTGGTAATTTCTTTATAAATACTATTAGCAGTTTTAGTGGTACTGGTGGTAATAGCGCAACGTTTAATGGTGCTGCTTATAAATTTACCTTAAGTAATGCAGGTCAGTTTGCTCAGCAAATGCTTGTAAGTATTGCAGGTGTAATACAAAAACCTAATACTGGGACAGGCCAACCTAGTGAAGGATTTGCTCTTGATGGCGCAAACATTGTATTTAGTTCTGCCCCTGCTAGTGGTGCTGATTTCTTTATCGTTACTATTGGTGCTTCTGTAAGTATCGGTACTCCAAGCGACAACACAGTAACAAGTGCAAAAATAGTTGATGGAGCTATTGTTAACGCTGACGTAAACGCAAGTGCAGCGATAGCAGGTTCTAAATTAGCAGATAATTCTATATCTTTAGCAAAATTAGAACATGGTACATCTAGCAATAACGGAAAGTTTTTAAGAGCTAATAATGGTGCTGACCCTACGTTTGAAAGTGTTATTACTGATCTGGTAAATGACACATCACCACAGCTAGGCGGTGCTTTAGATTGTCAAGCTTTTAATATTGATATAGGAGACAGTACTGGATCAGCAAGTGGTCGTTTAAAATTTGGTAATGGAGATTTACAGATCTATCACAATGGAACAGATTCAGTCATAAATAATGCTACTGGACATTTCTATATACAAGGTGAGAATCAATTAACAGTAAAAGCTAATAACAATGTAGAAATTCTCAAATCTACTGGTGATGAGAATATGGCTAAATTTATACCAGATGGAGCCGTAGAGTTATATTTCGACAACTCAATGAAGATCACCACTACAAGTAGCGGTGCAAGAGTTAATGGTAATTTTGTTATTAATGATGGAAACCAACTACAACTTCAAAACTCTAACGCTAATAGAAGTGCAGAAATTGTAAATGGTGGTTCTAGCACTAACTCTGATCTTCAGTTTAGAACAAATGGAACTCATAGAGTTACAATTCGTAGTGATGGCCATTGGGAACCAGCAGCTAATAATACTTATGATTTAGGTAATTCATCATACCGTTGGAGAAACATCTACACCAATGACCTTAACTTATCTAACGAAGGTTCATCTAATGATGTTGACGGAACTTGGGGAAGTTATACTATACAAGAAGGAGCAGAGGATCTTTTCTTAGTGAACAAACGCAATGGCAAGAAGTATAAGTTTGCTTTAACGGAGGTATCATAATGACGATACATTTTGGTGATAGCACAAGTATTTCTAGTGGAGGTGCTTTAGGAAAAGTTGCAAATATGTCAACAAGTCAATTTTGTGCAACTATCTCTAGTGCAAGTTATACATCACTTACAGGTCATTCAGTTTCATTAACTCCATCAAGTAGTAGTTCTAAGTTTTTAATTATTATAGAATCTGCTGGAACTCAAAATAATGGAGCCAGCAACAGTGGTTTTCGCATTACTAGATACAAGCACACTTCTGCTTCTACTACAGAACTACATACTGGAAATGCTTATGCAAATCCTGGAGGTATTAGATCACTTGTACCAATGTTTAGTAATTACTTAGATCAACCAAGTACAACTGAGCAATTAACTTATGCGGTTGATTTTAAAACACAAAACTCTGGTGGATTAGGTACAGCATCCTATGGTGCTTGCGGTTCAATTACAGTTCTGGAGATAACTTAATTATGGAATACTACACAAAAGGTGACGCTTTAAACAATCTTTTACCAGACTCAGAATGGGTATGGGATGGTGCAGATTTTAAGTATGAAAACTTAAAAATGATTACAGGTACTAAACCTACTGAAGCTGCAATTAATACAGAACTTACAAGGTTAAATGAAAAAGAATCTTATAAAATGAAACGCATTGGAGAGTATCCAGACTGGGGTACTCAACTTGACTACATATACCACAACGGTATAGAAAAGTGGAAGACAGATATAGTCGATCCTGTCAAAGCCAAGTACCCAAAACCTAGCTAACTATGGGATTAACACAAGTATCAACAGATGGTGTCAAAGATGGCAGCTTGCTAAACGCAGATATAAATGCAAGTGCAGCGATAGCTGGATCAAAGATTTCTCCTGATTTTGGATCTCAAAATATAGTTACAACTGGAGAAATAAAATCTAATACTTTATTTGAAAGCACTAGCGGTAGCGATTTAAGATTAAACGCTGGAAGTGCTAATAGAGATATTTTTTTACAGGTAAATGATTCGACATTAATGACAGTACAAGGTAGTACTGGAAACGTAGGTATAAATCAAACTCCCACAAGAGAATTATCTTTACATTCACCAAATAATAATAATGCTTTAATTCATTTTACAAATGATGATACAGGTGAAGCTTCTGGTGATGGAATATTAGTTGGATTAGATGGTAACGAAAACATGGTTATCAATAATCAAGAAACTGGTAAAACCATTAATTTTTATAATGGTGGCTCAGAACGTATACGTATAGATTCGTCTGGAAGAGTACTTATTGGCGGAACATCTAACCCAAGTGGTGGAAGTACAAGAACATTAAATCTTATTGCAACTTCATCTACAGAAGCAGCTCTAGTTTTTAGTCGATCTAATAGTCTTGGTGGTAGT